AAAAACTCAGACTGATTCGGATTCACTCGATCACGGCCCGCTTCGGCGGGCTTTTTGCATTCTAGGGGCGCGCAATGGCACTCATCGTCGAGGACGGCACCGGCATGGCGACGGCTGAGTCCTATGTCTCGGTCGCCGCAGCCGATGACTACCTGAACAAGCGCAACCGCGACACGACGTGGACGACGTACACCACGGCGCAGAAAGAGGGCTACCTTCGGGCGGCCACCGAGTACGTGGATGCCGTGTGCACTTGGAAAGGAACAGTCAGCACCGTTGGCCAGGCGCTCGGCTGGCCGCGCGGCAACGTGCTCGACAAGTGGGGCCGGCTGATCGCGAGCGACGAGATCCCGACGCAGGTCAAGAACGCCGTGGCCGAGGTCGCAGCGCAAGGGGCCATCGCGCAGACGGGCGAGCAGATGATCAAAGAGGAAACCGTCGGGCCGATCACGACAGTCTATGAGACCGCGCAGGACCGCACCGTCGGCGCTTCGCTCTACCAGTTGGCGTTCGCCCTGGTCGCGAGCCTGACGACGAACCGCAGCGGCGCGATTCCGGTGGTGCGGGCGTGACGGTCATTGCGTGGGACGGCCGCACCCTGGCGGCTGACAAGCGCGCTGTGAACGGCACTCTGCCGCGCACCACGACCAAGATATTCCGCACCGAAGGTCGGCTTGTCGGAACGTCAGGCGATCAATCCGTGGCGTTGCAAATGCTCGATTGGTATCGGAACGGCCGTGAGGCGAAGGACTTCCCCAAAAGGGCGGAGGACGACAGCGCTTCGCTGCTGGTGATCGAGCCAAACCGTTCTGTTTGGATGTACACGACCGGGCCTGTTGCGGCTGAGTTCCATGATCGGCAGTTCGCCATAGGCAGCGGCCGAGACTTCGCAATCGCTGCCATGCACCTTGGGAAATCGGCGCGTGAAGCTGTCGAGATCGCGTGCATGTTCGACAACTACTGCGGCAACGGAATCGACGCTCTGGAGCTTGAGTCATGACCACCGACACCCAGAAAGCGGCCAACGTCGACCGCGTTCTGACGCGGGTTGGCATGTCGATGACGCTCACCCGCGCGTCGGGCTCTGCGCCGACCTATGACACCGCCACCGGCGTCGCCACGCCAGTATCACCGGCCACGTACACGGTGCGCGGCTGCCGGCCATATCCGTACTCGCTGGCCGAGATCGACGGCACGCACATCCGGCACGGTGATCTGCGGGTGCTGCTGAGCACGATCAACGCCGTGATGCCCAAACCCGGTGACACGCTGACCATCGGCTCGACGGTCTACCGGGTGATGGCTGCGTCGTCGATTGCGCCGGCCAGCTTGGATATCGTCTATGACGTGCGGGTGCGCGCGCCATGAGCTTTGCCGAGGACCTGAAGAAGGCATGCGACCGGGCGAAGGACAAGGCTGACCTGGTCGTGCGCGGCACGGCGCTCGGACTGCATGCGGGCATGGTGCAGCGCGCGCCGGTAGCCACGGGCCGCCTGAAGGCGAATTTCCAAGTCGGCATCGGCGCGCTCAATGCGGCCACCGGCGAGGCCCCGGGTAGTGATCCAATCTCGCGCGGGCAGCCCGCGTTTGCCGCGTGGAAGCCAGGCCAAACGATCTGGCTCACCAACTCGCTGCCCTACGCCCGGGTCGCCGAGTTCGGCCTGTACGGCAAGCCGCCCGGGTCGGCCAACGGTCCGAAGACGAGCGGCGGGTTTTCATCGCAGGCCGTGGGCGGCTTCGTGCGGCTCACCGTGCAGGACTTCGAGCAGACCTTCCGCAAGGCCGCGAGGGCCATCAAATGACCATCGCCGCCATCCAGGCCGCGCTTGAATCCCGCCTATACGGCATCTCGCCCGCCATCAGCACGGCCTGGCAGAACGTCGAATTCGCGCCCGTCATCGGCACCCCGTGGCAACAGGTCACGCTGCTGGTCAATACGCCCGTCGATCACGCGGTCACGCTGGATGTGACCGAGCAGCGCGGGCTGTTGCAGATCACCCTCTATTACCCCGGCGGCGTGGGCACGGCCACCGCGCTGGCGCGCGCCAATGCCGTCGCCACCCGCTTCGCGCCCCCGCAGACCCTGACCTCTGGCGGCACAACCGTCGAGATCTTGAGCACCCCGCAAGTCGGCTCCGGCCTCGCGCTGGATGGCTGGTGGGTGATCCCGATCACGGTGCCCTGGCGCTCGTTCTCCTGACTTCCTAGCTCTTCCTCCCGCCCCTTCAGGGGCAACCCAAACCCGCCATCGAGCGGGTTTTTTCGTTTCTGAAAGGGGCCATCATGGCTGCTGTTCCGACCGGTACTCTGTTCTCCGTCGCCACCACCTTCGGTTCGCCGATCACCGTCACCGTCGTGACCAACGCCAACCCGGCGGTGTGCACGGCAACCGCGCATGGCCTGTCCAATGGCGACATCATCGAGGTCACCTCCGGCTGGGGGCGACTGAACAAGCGCGTCTTCAAAGTCGCGGGCGTCACCACCGATACTTTCCAGCTGTCCGGCATGGACACCTCGAGCACGTCGTTCTTCCCGGCCGGCACCGGCATCGGCACCGTGCGCGAGGTCACCGCCTGGACGCAGCTCACCAAAGTGATGAACCCGGCGACCCAAGGCGGCGACCCGAAGACGGTCACCTACAAGTTCGTCGAGTCCGATGTCGAGTACTCGATCAACGACGGCTTCACCGCCACCAGCTACACGCTGGAGTTCGACGACGATGACACCACGTCGGGCTACTCCGCGATGCGCACCCTGACCGACGCGCAGACCGACACGGTCATGAAGATGCTCATGCGCTCGGGTGCCGTGGTGTACCTGCCGTGCACGCTGGCGATGAACGATGTGCCGCGTCTGCAGGATGGGCAAATCAACCGCATTTCGGCCCAATTCGCCGGCACGAACCGTCATACCCGTTACTCCGCGTAAGCCGGTGGGCGCCGGGCAACTGGCGCCCTTTCTTTCCGCCCGCGGGTAGCTCCCGAGCACGGGTCTTTTTCCATATCCAACGAGATCACAAATGGCCAAGCTCAACTTCACCACCGCGCCGACTTTCGCCCTGAAGGTCGCCATCCCCGTCCCCGGCAAGAAGGCCGTCGATGTGGAATTCACGTTCAAGGGCCGCAACCGCGAAGAGTTCCGCGAGTACCTCGACGCATCGTCGTCCAAGGAGGACGTGGACGCGTTGATGGACACCGTCACCGGCTGGGAACTGGAGAACGAGTTCTCGCGCGAAGAAGTCGAGCGGATGACGCTGTTTTATCCGGCGGCCGCGCGCGCGATCATCCAGCGGTACATCACCGAAATCTCGGGCGTGCGACTGGGAAACTGAAGGCCGCGGCCGCGGCTATCTACGCCAAGGTTCCGACGCCCGAAGAGATGGCCGCCGCGGGCTTTGCGCCCGAGGACTTCGATGCCGATGTCATCGAGGTCTGGCCCGAGCACTGGGACGCGGTGCAGTTCTTCATGCGCCTGCCCACTCAGTGGCGCTACGGCATGAGCGGGCGCACCGGGCTGGACTACACCGCCGTCCTGGCGATGCTGCGCGAGATGCGCCTGCCGCGCGAGCAGCGCGACGAGATCTTCGCGAGCGTGCAGGTGATGGAAATCGCCGCGCTCGAAGAGATGAACAAGAAATGACCCACCCCCACACGGAGCACATCAGTGGCCGATGAGATCGTCAGCGTAGGGATCAAGATCGAGGCGACGGGCGCTGATAAGGCGGCCTCTCAGCTCGACGCGCTCGCGACCAAGGGGGCGAAGGTCGAAGCATCGACCGGCAAGATCGAGGCCGGCGCGGCGAAGGCGGGGAAATCCCTGGAATCGATGGGCGGCAGCGCAAACAGCGCCGCGGCATCGTCCGAGCGTCTCGCGCAGGCCGGGCAGAAACTGGGCACCGCGTTCGCCGCGGCGTCGGCCGCGCTGGGTGTCGGGCAACTGATCCAGACCTCGGACGCCTATACCAAACTCACGGCACAACTGCGCCTGGCGACAACCGGGCAGACCGAGTACGCGAACGCTTACGCCAATGTGAGCCGGATCGCGACCGCCGCACAGTCGGACCTGGCCGGCACGGCGGTGCTCTATGCGCGGATCACCAGCGCGACCAGGGAACTCGGCGTGGCGCAGTCTCAGGTGGCCGCGATCACCGAGACCGTCAGCCTTGCGCTCAAGGTTTCCGGCGCCGGCGCGGCCGAGTCGGCATCCGCCATGCTGCAACTGTCCCAGGCGTTCGCCTCTGGCGTGTTGCGCGGCGAAGAGTTCAACGCCGTCAACGAGGCAGCGCCGCGCCTGATGAAGGCCCTGGCTGACGGAATCGGCGTGTCTGTCGGGGCTCTGCGCGGCCTGGCAGAACAGGGCAAGCTCACCAGCGAACTGCTGGCGACCGCGCTGCCCAAGGCGCTGGAAGGATTGCGCGGCGAGGCCAAGGAAGTCGAGAACATCGCGGGGGCGTTCACGCTCCTGAAAAACAGCTTCACCGAATTCGTGGGGCAGCAGTCCCAGGCCAGCGGCGCGGCGGCTTTGCTGGCGCAGGGCATCGGGCTGGTGGCGAAAAACCTCGACCTGGTGGCTGCGGCGGCGCTGGGGTATGCCGGCGCCAAGGTCGCGAACCTGCTGCTTCAGACAGGCGCAGCGGCGGCGAGCTCGACCGCGGCCCTGCTGCAACAGGCGGCGGCCCAGAACGCGGCCAAGGCGGCAGCGGTCCAGGCAGCGCAAGCGCAGACCGCCACCGCGGCGGCGAACATCGCGACGGCGAACGCGACGCAGGTGGCCATCGTATCGGCCCGCGCGGACGCTGTTGCCCAGTTGGAACGCGCCAATGCCACGCTGGCGGCCTCGCGCGCCTCGATTGCTGCCGCTACCGCGGCCGGCGCACAGAGCGCGGCCCTGGCCGTTCTGCGGGGTGCATCCATCGCGGCGGCCGAGGCCGATACCGCCCGGGCGGCCGCCATGTCCGCGCTGGCTGTGCTGGGGCGCCAGCAGGCATCCGTAACCACGCAACTCGCGGCGGCCAATACGGCCCTGGTGGCCTCGCAGACCGCAACGGCAGCAGCAGCGGCAGGGGCGGCAGGGGCGGCGACGCTCGCCTCGCGCGCGCTGACGCTCCTGGGCGGGCCGATCGGGGTCATCACGACGCTGCTCGGGGTGGGTGTCACGGCGTGGTTCGCCTGGGGCGCCGCCGCCAAGAGCGGCGAGCAGTCCGCGGCCGGCGCGATGGAGAAGTCGACCGGCGAGATCATCAGCGCGCTCGATTCGCAGATCGCCAAACTCAAGGAGCGCAACGCGTTGGCGGCGGGCGGTGTGCCGTCCATTGCCAAAGGGAACGACGAGAGCAGCCAGCGCGCGGCGTCGCTGTTCAGCCAGGCAATGAAGGTCCAGCGCGGCGAACTGAATCCCGAACTGGATTCGGCCGGCCGGGGGCAGTTTGTGCAGGATCTGCTGCGTCAGTACGGTGAGCTCGTCACGAGGATCCAGGCTGTCAAGTCTGAGCAGCAAAAGCTCGACGACACGGGCAAGCAGTCCAAGCTGTCCGAGTACATGACGAAGTACGCCACGTCGGCCGAGAGTGCGGCGGCGGCGATCAAGAAGGCGCGCGAGGAACTCGGTTCGGCGTTCACGCCGGAACTCGAGCGGCGTATTCGCGAGCACTTCATCAAGCCGGTCACGAGCGGGGCCGACAAGTCGATTACGGCCGCGCGCGCGCAGGACGCGAAGTCCTACGAGACGATTATCAAGTCGCTGCTCGCGGTGCAGGCGAAGTTCTCCGAAGAGACCGTCAAGACGAGCGCCGCGCAGGAAGTGCTCAACAAGGCCATCGCTGAAGGGGCGTTCAGCAGCCTGCCCGAGACGTACCAAAAAGCCATCCTCGAGATGGTGAAGTACACCGAGGGGATCGAAAACCAGGCCGAGGCGATGAAGAACCGCGCGGCGATCGCCGCCGACGCTGAGGCGACCATTGCCAAGGCGATGGAGGCCGAGTGGGCTTCACTGGATGCGCTGGACAAGTCGATCGCATCAGAGCGCGAGCGCGTGGCAGTCATCGGGCTAACACGCGAACAGATCGAGATGCGCACGCTGGCGATGATGGATGGAAACATCGCGGCCAAAGAGTCTGAACTTGCCGACATCCAACTGAACGACACGGGATCGGAGCGCATCCGCATCCTTGGCGAAGAAATCAAGAAGCTCAAGGAATTGCGCGGCCTGCAGGCCGAAGGCGCTCAGAAACAGCAGGCCGTTGACTGGCAAAAGCAGATCTCGGACACGGCCGCGGCGGACGCGAAGAAAGCAAAGAGCGCCCAGCAAAAAGCCGCCGAGGACGCAGCCAAGGAGTGGGAAAAGGCGAGCGACCAGATCAGCCAAGGACTGACCGACGCGCTGTTCCGCGCGGCCGAATCGGGCAAGGGCTTCTTCCAGACTCTGAAAGAGTCGTTGGTCGGGATGTTTAACAACCTGGTCTTGAAACCGGTCATCCAGTACGTGGTCAAGGCGGGCATCGGCGCGCTGGGCAGTGCGTTCGGGTTGGGCGCAGAGGCGATGGGAGTCGGCGGCCAAGGGGGCGGCGGGCTCGGAGCAAGCCTCGGCAGCGGGGCCATTGGCCTCATCAAAGACGCGGCCGGCCTGGTCGCGGATGGCTACAAAGCATTCACCGGGACTAGCCTAGGGAGTCTCATTACCGGGGCGTTTTCGAGCACCGCCAGCGTCGCGTCCGGGGTGGCCGGGGCGTCCGGCATGACAATCGGTGCAACGCCCGGCGCGGTGAGCGGTGTTGGCGCAGCGACTGGCACCGGAACGGTCATGAGCGTCCTATCTTCCATTCCGGTGTGGGGATGGGCGGCGATGGCCGCGGTTGCCGTGGCCGCCATTTTCGGTGGCAAGGGCGGCGGGCCGAAGGGTG